CCATGAAAAAACAGATCGCTTGGTCACACTCCTCCCTCAAAGATTTTGAGGGCTGCGCTCGGCGCTATCACGAAGTCAAGGTCTTGAAGAACTACCCGTTCACCGAGAACGAGGCAACACGCTACGGCAATCAGGTTCATGAGAGCTTGGAGTTGTACGTGCGTGAGGGCAAACCAATCCCACCAGAACACGCACAGTTCAAGGATGTAGTTGACCGCCTCTTGGGAAAGAACGGACGCAAACTTGCCGAGCATGAGATGGCTTTGACTGCTGACCTGAAGCCAACGGAGTGGAAAGCAAAAGACGTATGGGTGCGCGGCATTGCTGACTTGTTGATCGTTGATGACGACAACTTGACGGCGTGGGTTGTTGACTACAAAACAGGTAACAACAAGTACCCTGACCGTGAGCAGTTGGTGCTTATGTCCATCATGGTGTTTGCGCACTTCCCGCATATCCGCAAGGTCAACTCAGCGTTGCTGTTTCTGGTCAAGAACGATATGGTGCGCATGCAGATGTTGCGTGAGCAAGCCGATGCCTTTTGGTGGAAGTACCGCGAGCGTACAGCACGACTTGAAGCCAGTTTCGACAACAACGTATGGAACCCAAACCAAACGCCACTGTGCGGTTGGTGTCCGGTGAAGACATGCGAGTTCAACCCAAAACACTAGGAGAAAATAATGGGACTGCAAACACCAAACGATTTCAACATGACGCCGTGCAAGTGCCACATCTGCCACGGAGATATTAGAGAAGATCAACACGCAATCGAGCATGCTGGCGAAGGGCAGCTCTCGCAATCAAAAGACCCGCGTTTCAATAAAGTTTTTGATTTAGTGGCAGGTTACACAACCTTGTGGTTTCACCCAGAATGTGCGACAGTTATGGCGCTGCGTTTAGCACATGACGTGATGAGAATCAAGAACATCAAGGACCAACCTGCTCGTGTAGTCGATGGACTGCGTGCGCTCTCCCAAGTCAACCAAGCCAGATAGGAAACATCATGCCCTACAAAAACAAAGAAGACCGTATTCCGTACCCAGCGTATGACCAGAAGCCCGAGGTCAAGAAAAAACGCGCTGCCCGCAATCAAGCCCGCGCCATCATGGAGCGCGAAGGAAAAGTAACCAAAGGAGATGGCAAAGATGTTGACCACAAAAAACCCCTCAGCAAAGGCGGCACCACAACGCCAAGTAACCTGCGGGTTAAATCTGCCAGCGCAAACAGAAGCTACGCACGCAACTCTGACCACACAATCAAATCTAAATAGCGTTACGGTATCCTCGTCTATGCTTCATAACATCACGGGGGGCGTACACAACGCAGCAATACCAGACAGATGGCCCGAAGTTAAAACTAACATGATTGAGATCAATGAGCACGCAGCTTTTACAGCGCCTATATCCGTGTTGGTTGATCTCTGGGTAACACGTTTCGGTAATGAATGGGTTGACATAGAAACCGTTGAGGAAGATGTGTTCTTTCTCATCGCATACAAACGCTTGAGACAGATGGCGCATCTAGAAGTGCACTACCTAACAGATCGAGCGCGATACGTTTGTAGGAAACCAGAATGAATAACAGGAGAACGCGTAATGCAGATCATTGAAGACAAGGCGTTGCTGTTACGCACACGCAACCCGCAGAAGTACAGCATCATCCCCAAGCACAAGGTAGTGTCTGAGAACAACGGTGTCTACGAAGTTGCTGTCTACTGGGGCTTAGATGAATGTCGTGTGTTGAAGAACCTCGGCGTGAAGAATGTCCCCATGCCGATCACTCGGCGCTACGATTGGCCCGGACGCTTCACCCCAATGGCTCACCAGATTGAGACGTCTGCTTTCCTCACGGCACACCGCCGTGCGTTTTGTTTCAACGATCCCGGCACAGGTAAGACGCTCTCTGCATTGTGGGCCGCTGACTACTGGATGAAGCGCGGTGAGGTTCGTCGTGTGCTGATTCTGTGCCCACTATCAATCATGCACAGCGCGTGGATGGGAGACATCGGTAGCAGCATCATTCATCGCTCAGCAGTCGTAGCTCATCACGCACAGTCAACGCGCCGCATCGAGATGATTCAACAGGACTACGAGATCGTCATCGCCAACTACGACGGCTTGAATTTAATTGCAGATGAGATCAACGCCAACGGCAAGTTTGACCTCGTGATTGTTGACGAAGCAAACGCATACAAGAACCCATCGACTCGTCGTTGGAAAGCCCTGTCGTCAATCATCAAGCCTGAGACGTATCTGTGGATGATGACGGGTACTCCTGCTTCGCAGTCACCTGTGGATGCGTACGGCTTGGCTCGATTGGTGAACCCGACTGGTGTGCCTAAGTTTCAAACTGCATGGCGCGACAAGGTGATGAACAAGGTCACGATGTTCAAGTGGGCCGCCAAGCCCGATGCACGCGACAAAGTATTCGAGGCGCTTCAACCAGCAATTCGTTTCACCAAGGCGCAGTGTCTTGACTTGCCTCCAGTTATCACGGTGACGCGTGAGGTGCCCATGACGCCCCAGCAGAACAAGTACTACAAGATGCTCAAAGAGCAGATGTTGGTGCGCACGGCGGGGGAAACAATCAGCGCGGTCAACGCAGGTGTTGCAGTCAACAAGCTGTTGCAAATCTCATGCGGCGCTGCGTACACAGACGACAAAGAAGTTGTTGAGTTCGATGCCGCTCCTAGACTCAACGTGCTCAACGAAGTGTTGGAGGAGACAGATCGCAAGGTCATCATCTTCGCGCTGTTCCGCTCAAGCATCGACACCATCGTGACCTACTTGACTAAGCATGGCTTCGGCGTGGGGCAGATTCATGGTGACGTGACGGCAACCAAGCGCGGGCAGATCATCAACGACTTCCAGACCACCGACACCATTCGCGTGCTGGTGATGCAGCCTCAAGCTACTGCACACGGGATTACCCTGACAGCGGCGGACACGGTAGTATTTTTTGGCCCGTTGATGAGCGTTGAGCAATACGTTCAGTGTATTGCGCGAGCAGACCGCAAGGGGCAGGACTCAGACAAAGTAACCGTAGTGCATATTGAATCGAGTCCTATCGAGAAAAAGTTATTTAAAGCAATGAGTACCAAAGTCAACGACAGCGTACTTCTCACTGACATGTTTGCGCAAGAAATGGAGGGCTAAAAATATTTTCGAAAAGTTATGGTGCACGGCAAAAAGTTCGTGTACCATTGTCAAACACTAGACAACTACAAGGAGAAGCCAATGAGCTACGATCTAGATGATGAAGGCGAAGTCGCCGCCAAAGAACCTGTTGAGCAGGTGTCCGTACCCATGGACAAACTTGCCAAGGTCTATCGTAAGATGTCCGTCCGAATTCAGGAACTGACCCGCGAGTACGAAACACAAGTCGAGGCTATCAAAGCCCAACAAGACGCTGTGAAAGTCGCACTCAAAGACCAGATGCTGAAGCTCGGTGTGTCATCCGTGCGCACAGACCAAGGAACCGTAGTGCTGTCGACCTCGACACGCTACAACACACAAGACTGGGATTCGTTCAAAGAGTTCGTTAAGGAACACGATGCCGTGGACCTGTTGGAGAAGCGTATTGCGCAGACCAACATGCGTACTTTTTTGGAAGAGAACCCCGGCCTCGTACCACCCGGCTTGAACTCGATGACCGAGTACAACGTATCAGTTAGGAAACCAACCAAATGACCAAGAAGACAGCACCCTTGGACCTTCACGAAGCGCTTTCGCAAGTGCCCGCAGAAGATATGCCGATCGACCGCTGGGCACGCTCAGACGTGCTTGAGAAAGCCATCACGTTTCACAAGAACAACGGCGGTATGTCCCAGCCCCAGCAAGTTGTCGCCACCGCGACAGTATTTTTAGACTTTATTTCAGGAGAAAGCAAATGACCAACGTAGCAGTTTTTAACCCCGCAGCCGTACCCGCCTTCGTCAAGGCACGCGGTGAATTGTCCGCAGTAGCTAAAGCCCTCGCCGGCGGCGCAGGTGGTGGCGGTAAGCGCATCTCAATCAAAGGCGGCGTATTCCGTCTGGTGGCTGGTGGCAAAGAAGTCGCCGCTATCGAAGAACGCTACCTCGATGTGGTGATCGTGAATTCAGCCCCCAAAGTCAGCCGCGTGTTCTACATGGCTAAGTACGAAGCCGACAAGGTAGTTGCACCAGAGTGCTGGTCACACGACGGCGAGTAGCCATCT